ATAGTGGCTGTAGAAGCAGTAGCGTTTGCCGTTTCAACATAAAATTTCATTTGAGATACAGGAAGTATAAAACCAGCGTATAGATAAGTTGTAAAGCCATCACCATAAGCTGCACTAGGTACTTCAAAATCTTCCGTATGAGTTGCTATGCTTGATACCCTGTATTCGTCAATAGTCCCACCTAAAAAATAAGCTCCGTCACTACCAATGAGAACATCACCTGTTTCAGTGCCTATATTTGTAGCATCTGACATATAGCCCTGTAATATCCCATCTACAAAGATATACCAATCAGATCCATTTCTGTTAATTTCTATGTGGTATTTTGTATCTATTGCGATAATCCCAGCGTTAGAATAAAACCCTGCTGTTGTATTCAGTGTCTCGGAGCCTGTGGCAAAATTAGAAACTTGTATTGAACCATCGGTTTGAACGAATATACCAAAGTAATTATTTACGTCTGTTTGTTTATAATAAATAGGATTAGGGTCTGTTAATGAAGTGACTTCAAACCAGCCATCTACTGTCCATGTGGCTGCTATTCCACTAAAATCAAAGTCTGCATCCGTAGGGACAGTAAAAAAAGCTGTAGTCCCATTTAGAATAGCTCCGTAACTACCAAATTTTTTAGCACTTGCGTTATATGTTACTGCCGTATCTGTTAATGTATGAACAGAAGGGCTTGAATCTGTATCGTTATTTTCACAATGCAAAATCAATACATCATCTGCTGTGCTACTTGTTACTCTTTCAAGCGTAGCAATATGTCCATTGCCAGTATCTATAGTATCTGATACTTGGTCTGTTTGATCCCTGTTAAACGAATTATCAGGATCATAATTAAAGAATCCACCTATCTTAGATTCGTCACCTCCATAGATACATGTTTCTGCCCCATTTGCGTACGCTAAATATCCGTTTGGGGCTTTACTGAATCTACCAGTACCAGATTTAGGTGTATACAGTGCTGTGGTCTCAAAATTGCCCGTATTAGGAATTGCTGTTGTATTCTCATATATGTTTGAGCTTGTTAGACCTGAGTTGAATGATTCTATAATCACATGGCTCTCATTTTCTTTGTCAAATAAAATACCACTTCTTACTTTTGGGTCAGCAAGCACTGTAGTATTCTGTTTGGAATGACCACCCATCCCCTCAATAGCTGTAGTAGTATAACGCATATTTATAAGTTCTTGGTAATTAGTGCCTATAACAGTAGGATCTTCGCTTGTTACAAGCTTGCCTGTTAGTGGTATTTCTTTTAGACTTAATTGGTCAACCATTATTTTTTACCCTTAAAACTTATTTTTATCTTTTTGTTAAGAGCTTGATTTGTGTTATATCCGGCATTCCTTATAGCATTGTCCCAATATCTATACATTGCATCACCAAAATTAGGATCTCTGTCTCTATACTTATAAAGCCAAAAAGCGTATTTAATTATTGCTATTGAATCAACAAATCTATATGCCTGATAATCCGAATAAACTGGATCTGGTTTTTCTATAAACTTAACTGTAACTGTTTCTGCTCCGTCTGGTGGTGGATCTATTACGATTTTAAATCTACCTTGAGGTTGTATCACATAAGCATCTGCTATAGACCAATCATTAGCAGTACCACTAAATAACGCTGTGTCTATGCTTGTGGTTGATGCCTTTGATAATACAACCCCTGTTGAGCCATCTGTAGTGTTGTGAATAGAATCACCTGGAGCAACATCTGTAAAGTCTGTAGTTGTGTCAATGAGCGTACTTTTACCACCTACCGAAGCGCCTACGCTTGTTGCTGTACCTGTTACTTGATCTGGCAAAGATGAATCAATTACCGTAAAGCTGTCTGGTATAGAAACTGAATCAGTCCTGTTCCCATAAACAATATCATTATAGCTTTCCCATTTCAGGAAAGTATCATCGCCAAATTTTATAACATAATTCCCATTGGTGTTTTTCAAGAATAGCTTTAAATAATTAGGGTCTAAGTCATAATCTGTTTGACCAGCTACAGTAGTGATATCTTGGCTTGCTTTAAGGCAATGGGTTTTATTAGTCCACTCAATAGCAGCTTCATATAACCAATCGTAACTTGTCCTTGCGTCAAGCCAACCAGAGTCATCATCTTCATTTAATAGTTGGGCTAATCTTCTTTTATAATCTTTGCCATCCATTTAGAATCCTTATCTAGCTACTTTTTCTAAAATCTTTGATGTTAAATCTTCCATAGTCCTATAAGCTTCGCTCTGCCCTTCTCGTCTTATCTTTTCAATATTCTCGTTTTCACCAAGAAGTCTACCTGACATTTTAAATATCCTGTCTGCTCCATCGCCTGTAACTTTACCTTTTTCCATTTTAACATTACACGCTGCTGCTATTTCAGGGTCAACTTTAATATGAAAGTCTTTCATTCGTTTAAGTTCTTCTCTCGGATTTGTAAATCCCTCCATGTTTTCTCTCTTTGTAGGCATGGAGTTTGCAATTTCATTCTTTAAGCTGAAATAAGCCTTTGAAACTTTGTCTTTCTGACCACCTACAAGCTTTGGTTTCGAGGCCTTTATTTCTTTAATACGCTTTTCTTTATTCTTAATTTCGTTTTGGACGTTAAAAACGCTTTCAGGTAAAATCTGCCCTCTGTCTATCTGTCTCTTTTTTTTACTAACAGATTCTTCAAGTTCTGATAAATGGAAATCAAAGTACCATGCTGGTAAATCTGAGGCTATCTCACCTTTTGAGTTCTTATCTACGTTTCCAAAAAATTCTATTGCCATTGTCTTTCTCCTTATGGGATAGCCTTATGCCATCCGATTTTAATAAGAGGTGGCCTTATACCACCCCTTAGAATTGTTATGCTGCTATTTCTTCTGCTATTCCAGATGTAGTTCCATCAGGAGCATTTTGGACATAAATATTAAGACTTGCTCCAGCTATTGCAGTACAGTTCGTACTCGCAGGATTAATCATTAATACTTCGCCTGATGTTTGTGCTGCACCGAAATTAACTGCATCCGCTACTGTCGCTGCTGCTAAAATACAATTCATAAATATACAATTTTTAATAATTAATCTTCGCTCAATATCTGTTGCATTTTTGCCATACATAAAACAAGTATCAACGTGAGCAGCTTTTTGTAGGAAAGTACAGTCGTCAAAAAGAGCATCCCTGCAAACCTTGCCTGTGACTGTTTCTCTATCAAATTTAACATTAGGTCTTTCTTTACTAGAAGCACCTTTTGAATTAACCATATCACCAAACGTGCAACCAAAGAACTGTGAACTATCTCCGTTCATAAGAACTTCTGCTGTAAGATCAGTAGTCAATAGTGAAGATTTATAAAATTCACAATTATAATATCTGTTATATTCTCCTGCTTCCTCAACGCAATGGAGTGCTGTAGCTAATGTATTGCTGTTTAAAAACTTAATACCAGTGAATGTATTTCTTACACCAGTGCATCTGATAGTTGCAGTATCAGCAGCATCGGTTGTTACACCTAGACTTACTTTAGCTCCACAGCCATATCCAGCAGGTGAAGCTACACCATTACACCCTACAACATGGATTCTGTTTTTAGACCATGTTATCATAGCCGTTTCTGTTACTGTTGAATCACCATCAATATAAATTACATCGTTATTGTTTGAAGTTGCTGTTGCATAAGCCTTGCTTAAAGTCTTAAATGAAGCATCTGGTGAAGTACCTAAATTGCTATCGTTGCCATTCCTGTAATCTACAAAATATGGATTACCGAAGGCTCCAAAGCCTCCTCCTACTACTGGTATTCCAAAACTTGTTATTCCATTCGGAAAATTTGTTAAACCCATCTTTACCTCCTTTTATAGGGACATTGCTGCCTTGTGGGATGGAGTGGGTACTAACCCACTCGCACCACAACTTACCCATTATCTATCCAACCAGATGCCCATAAATCCAAGGCCAATTAAGAAAACCTGCGCCCCATCTAGCATACATGCTATGTTTCAGTGATTTAGTTTCAAAATCTACAGTAGAATCGTACTCGCCATCTGTATGATTTATCCAGACTAGGAATTGTTTCATCAAAGTCCAGTTAACCATAAACCAGTTTGTAGTTGAGTAGTCATCAAGTCGCATATATCTTTCAACATTATAACGACCTTCCTGTGGATTCACATCTCCGTTACCAGTACCAAGACCTTTAACAGTCCCTACAATAGTTTCTGCTGTATCACCCAAAGTATCAGGGCAAATAATAGCATAAGAGTCATCCATCTCAATTCTTTCTGAGATAGAATCTCTAAACTGTCTCATGGCAAGCCATGTGGCAGCTACAGCGGTTGCAGACAACGCCGACGTACCAGCATTGTCAAAACCTTTTGCTGTTGATGTACCAGACTT